GTCCAGCCGTCTTATGAATCTGTTTCATTCTATCTTTAAAACCATCGCTTGTTTTTGAGTGAACATCACCAAACTCTGATATGATTTTCGTAGCAGTTAGTACCTGTTGGCAATCATGCTCTTTGTAATACTCATCAAGTTTAGTGTAGGACATAACTCCATCCCACTCTTCACCAGTCTTATTACTTTTAAATGTATATAACGGCATTACTCTTCTCCTCTAAGCTTTGGTATTAACATTGTTTCCTTTCTTATCAGTCTTACCATCTTTCTTAACCATAGTGAACCACCAATCCCTTAACCACTCCGCTTTGATAGGATGGTGTTCAGGGTTAGGCAGTTCTTTCTTAAAGTATTTCATAAACTCTTTAAGTTCTTTGTCATCTTTAAAGTTAAACTGTGTCAAAATTCATCCGCACAATCAATAAGCATTTTCATTCTATGCTCTATTAGGTATGGAAGAATGTTAGCACGAGGAGGATATACGTAATCCTCATAGTCATTGATCGCTTGATGTGTTATATGTTCAGGGATTCTATCCAAGTCAATCATCTCACGGTTACGCATGTAATTCCTAAACACTTCCGTAGGCATAACCTCTTTAAGATTAGCTCTATTCTCCCACCACTCTGCCAACTTCTTTTTGGTCATAGGGGTTTGCCTAACATGGTTAACAAGACAATCATCAGGAGACAATACGTTAGGAACACCATCACTTGAATCACCCTTAAGGATATGTTCAAAGATGTACTTAACAGGGTTATCATCCTTAATCGCTTTATTAAACATAGGGGACCACTGAATAACGTGACCATACTTTTGTAGTTGAATAAAGTCTTTGTCAGCTGAAACAATAACAACATCTTCACCAAGAAGAGGCATAGACTTCTCGATAGTTAATGCACCAATGATATCGTCAGCCTCAGCCTTATCAATCTTGATAACTGCATAAGGGAAGTTAGCACGAATATCATCTAAGGTAGATTCAATTAGATTGAAGATCATTGTCCAATCATGTTTGTCCTTAGCACGAGTTGTCTTACGGTTAGCCTTGTACTCAGGATACACATCCTTACGCCAAGAGTAACTGTCACAAGCTATTACTAACTTGTCATATTTTGTTGCAGGGTATTTTTTCCTGTACATACGAAGGTTGTTTAGGATAACATGTTTGACCAAATTCTCACTTAACTCTTCACCATTGCTTAACTGTCCCATGATGGAACTAATTGCTAAGCCATTAAAATCTACTAAAACCATTATATATCCTTTATTTTATACATAGTATATTATATCATAGTTTGTTTGGTTTGTACATACTTTTCAGATAAGTTTTTTACAGAACCTATACCAATCTTTATAGCAATGATACCATTATAGTTCTCAGGGTTCAATAAAACCTCCTCATCGAACTGTATCTTAGCTTCCATATAGTTGGTATCACCACGTGTTAGGCACAGACATATGATCTCACGCTTGAACTTATCTTCACCTAACTCTTCTATGTCTGCCGTGAGGCGATTTGAAGAGCCCCAGTAGTCTTTCCAGTCAGTCTCTTTAATAACCTTACGTTTTCTTTTGAACCCCATTAAAGGTTTAAGCTTGCGTACAGTCTTAAAGTACTTACGGCCTATGTAGTCGTGACCATTTGATAGATTGGTAATGCGATAAATAAAACCGTAAAAATCCCCAATATCATCAGTAGTGAATTCTCTTCCATTATACGTCCAGGGATTCATTCATCATCCGCCTCATATCCGCCACGCTCTGCTAAATCAATATCACTGCCACAAAATGGGCAGTACGGGGTTTCAACTCCTAACACTTCGGCATCAACTTCGAGGCCGTCATCTTCATTAATGAAGACGTCATAATCATTACTATTGCATTCAACACATATCATAAACTTAGCTCTCCTAGTGCCCAGTGTGTGACCATATCATCATAGCCACCTATGTATTTATCCCCTTGGTAGATCTGTGGGAACGACCTTGTTCCTGGTGGTACTGCTTCAAAGAACTGTTCAGGGGTCCAGTCTGGTCCCTCAACGTTACGTTCTTCATACTCATATCCTTTCTCATCCAACAACGCCTTTGCTCTTGTACAATAGGCACAGTTGTTCTTACTCCAAACTGTAAACTTTTTCATAAACTCATCCCTGCAAATGTTGTTTCAGTAACATCTTGCTTAGTGCCACCAACGACATAAGATGTTATCTCGGTTTCTTGTGGAGCTACTTGAACCGCCCCGCCACTAATCCATTTCTCTGTCCATGGTAGTGGGTTGTGTTGATGTGTAGTGAATGGCACGGTGTAGTTCAAAGACTTAATTCTCTTCGCTCCAATCCAACGCACATATTCTTTTAGAAGTTCAGCATTCAATCCAATCATTGAACCATTACCGAATAGATAGTCACACCATTCTTCTTCTTGTTGCAATGCTTCTTCAAACAAATCCTGAACTTCGTCGTTTGTTTCTTCTTTGATCTTAACGAAATCCTTATCCTCTTTGATTAGGGTTCGTATAATGTTTAGGCTTGCTGCAAGGTGAGTGTTCTCATCTCTAGCTATCAGCTTAATGATCTTAGCGTTGCCCTCCATCTGCTTTAACTCAGCGAATGCCCACGAGCATGCAAAGCTTACGTAGAACCTAATACCTTCAAGGATGTAAATACTTACAAGACAAAGATAGAGTAGCTTCTTGTGCTCGTAATCGCCATAGGATCCTTTGTAATTGATTAGGTTGTCGTAGTGTTCTGATATGGCGGTGCCACATTCGCTGATTTCAGGTATTGAGGTGATCTCATCAAAGATCTTAGAAGGGTTCGCGTATACGTTGCGTATTACGTGGGTATATGACCGTGAGTGGATGGTTTCGAAGAAAGCCCATGTCTCAATCAATAATTCTAATTCAGGATTGGATGCAAGAGGCAACAATGCTAAGTCAGGACTTCTGCCCTGCACTGAGTCTAATAAGATTTGTCTCTTAAGATTACTTGTAAAGATATGCTGTTCGTTTGACGTGAGCTTATTAAAGTCAAGCTTGTCCTTTGTAACATCGATCTCATCAGGGGTCCAATAGAACGATAACATCTTCTCATATAGTTTCTGCAAGGGTGGATATTTAACCATATCATACCGTGCAATGTCAACACCCTCATCGAAGAATAAATCTTTCTCCATGTGGCCTTTGGTGTTAATTTTAAATACTGATTTTTTCATACGGTATACCAAGTTGGTACGACTGTTTTCCATGCTGCTATATGCTGCTTATACTTCATATAGTAATTTCTATAGGCAGTAATGCTATCGATATCTTTGACATCTTCTGGCATGGCTTGGGTCGGTTGTGTAAACGGCTTATCACCACAATTACGTGGTGGGTTCTTTAATACTTCTTTGAGTTTTACATACGACATATGATCTTTACCATAGCGTATAACAAATTCATTATGTAAGTGGCACCACATCTCATAGAGGAATGCGTAATTATTTATACTTTCTCGAAGCCATACATTAGACGGATGATTAACATGTGAAGCTTTATATAAATTATCTTCTTCATGTCTCCATCGTTTAATCTTACTGCCTATTTTGTTTCTATCCATGTATGGATCACCGTCAAGAACACGGTGTGCTGTAGACATGAGCTGTGCGTATTCCACAAGCATCTTGCTACAATGTTTATCGAGGTGCATTTCTGCGCTGGTTTTTGGATTGCTATCTAGATAAAATATATTCATAGTGTATATTATAACATAGTTTGTCTCAATTATACATAACTATACTGTAAATGATTCTCCACAGCCACATCTTGCTTTTTCTTTCGGGTTATAAAATTCAAATCCTTCATTTAGTCCTTGTGTTACATAGTCTATCTCACAACCATCAACATACGCTATTGATTTAGGATCAACAACAATGCTCACTCCCCTTTGAGAGTAATCTAAATCTTCAGGTTGGATTGTATCTGCAAATTCTAAATGATATGCAAGGCCGGAACAGCCGGTGGTCCGCACTAATACTCTTAGCTTGCGACCTGCCACTAATACCGTTAATTT